TTTGTTTAATTGTATTTATATAAATATAATACAGTTTTTAAACATTATTTAATATTTTTATTAAAAAGATTATATAAAATTTCATAATTTAACCTTTATCCTTTGTCATTTAGATAATCTATTCATAATACAATTTAATAAATCTTTTACTGTAACAATTTCTTTTTGGGTTTTATTATTTAAAGTAATATTAAATTTCATAGGAAAATTATTAACAATATCATAACAAACTCAAAAAGGAAGATGTAATGTATCATTTCCTATTCATTTTGAATAAGCATCTTCTTTAGTACAACATTCTGATTGCATTACAACATATTCTGATAATTGTTTTATTTTTCAATTTTCATCAATTTCAATTTTAATATCTCAATTCTTTTCAACATATTTTTTAAACATTTTTGATAACATATCTACATTCCTTTTATTCTATTAATAAATGTTTCTACATTTGATACTACACCAATAACAATTCCTTCTTTAGTTACAGGATTATAAGTTATTGATATATCAAAACCTTTTTTAAATTTTTTAATAAAATCAGAAATATCATTTTTAGTATTAAATTTTTCCTTAATTGTTTTTTCTTCTCCAATTTTCTTATCATGTGTTGCTATGTCAGAAGAAGTTGTTACTTCATTTAAAATATCTTTTAAGCTCATTTGTCACTCCTTTTCAATATTTTTTTATCTGAATTTATATCTAATAATGCTTTCAATTTAGCAATATATCCTTTTAAAGTAATTTTAAGATTTCCTACTGCTTCTTTTGCAATATCAGATAATAAATTAATTAAATCTTTAGCTTTATTTTCCATACTTTTAACACTATTATGAATATTAACACCAATATGTCATCCTGTTAATGCATCTATCATATGTATTGGTCCAGTAATAAAATGAAGTGTTAAAGTATCTAATTTCAACAAAAAGTCTAATACTTGTTCTTTTGTAATCTGATTTGTTTTAACTAATTCAATTAAATTTTCTTTTGCTTTTTTATCACCAGAAAATGCTTTAATAGCATATCACATAAATTTAGATAACACAATTGAAGATTTAGCAGCAATTTGTAATAATCCTTCTGAAGATTCTGCATGTAATCCTATTTTCTTTAAGGATGTTTTAATTTTTTTAGATATATCAGAAAAATTCATTGCTTCTGTTAGTAAATCCCCATCATCAATAAACATTGCTAATTCAATAATATTACATAAATTACTATCTGTTATATTAGATTTTGAAATATAATCAAGTTTTTCTAATAATTCCATTATAATACCTCTTCTTTTTTCAATAATTTTATTTTTCCTGTATTATTAACTTGTAAAGCATAAAAATCCATAATTGATTCTCCATCAGGAATATTATATACTTTTTTTACTTTATTTTTTATAGGAATAAGGTCTTTATCTTTAGTAATTTTTATGAATGTTTCAAGATTTTTAATATCATCATCAAACATTCTTACTCTTCTGAAATTATATTTATTAAGATACTTAAATATAATTTTCTTTTTCTTTTCTGATACAGTTCCAGTCTTGATATTTCCTGATCTTTCTATATATAAATTAGGAAAATTCACATCAATTCCTAATTTTTTAAAAGTAGAAAGAAAAACTTCTTTATTATCAAAATCTGATCTTGCAGTAAGAAGTACAATTCAACTTCCTCTATCATTTTTCTTTAACATTGTTATCATTCTTTTTAATCTATCAATCATTGGTTGAATAGGTTTAGATGTTTTATTAAATAATACAGAATCTCTAAATTCTCTGAAATCAAATTCTTCATTTGGTTGTAATTCATATGTATTAAATTCTTGATTGTCTAATTTTCTGATAATTTCTTTAGTGTCTTTATTTAATACATATATTTTTGCATAAGTATTTAAAAGTGTTTCATCTATATCAATTAAATTTAAACCAAGACCATATTCACTGCTTCTTTCTTGTAAATAATTATAAAATTTACTCATTATAAAATCCTTTTATATTTTATTATTATTTATATAAATAATAAAAAAGGAGATGCTTTTTATGAATATTGAAACTAAAATTGATTTTTTATTAAATGAATCTTTTAATATTAAAAAAATATTTAAAGAAATTAAATCAATGACTTATGATAAAATGAAAAAGGTATTATATAATGGTTTTATTGAATTAATTGATTTAGTAAAGAAAGAAGGAAAAGAAAAAGAATTTTTAACATTAATCAATAAAAATTTAAAATCTAATTATAAATCATTAGATCAATTAAAGAGAACACCTTTAAAAGAATCTGTTTTGAATGAAGATTTAAAACATTTTTGAGATTTCTTTAAAGGTGAGTTATTCATGAGTGCTACAATATTTATGGGATTACAAATTTGATTTCAATTAGATAGATTATTAGATGGAGTAAGTATAAATGATTTAAATTTTAAAAAGATTGTTGTTTATGGTGTTGTATATATCTTTTTATTAACAGGAAAACATATATCAATGTTTAAAACTTGAAAAAAAGAACATCCAGAAGAATGGGAAAAAGAAGGAAAACCAAATATATTTTCACTAAGGAGAAGTTAAAAATGAACATTTTAAACAGAATTGATACTTTATTAAATGAAAAAGAAAGTTATGAAGAGTTTTTTAAGAAGAAGTTAGAAAAATATGGTATTAAATCACCTGCTGAATTAAGTAAAGAAGAAAAGAAAAAGTTTTTTGATGAAATTGATAAAGAATGAAAATCAAAGAATGAGGAATAAAAATGAATATTTTAGAAAAAAATAGATCTGTATATTAATGAAGGAAAAGTAAGAATTGAAAAAGTAAAACATTATGTTGATCCAAAAAATTATCAAATTTTATATTTTTCAACAGATGGAAAAAATTATTCTTTAGATAAAGGTGATGGAATATTTTTAACAGATGAAAAAACTATAGATTTAATAAAAAATCCTGATGGTCCATTAAAAAGTAAAAGTAAAGAATTAGAGGTAATGGAATACAAAGGAAAGTTTGGATTATGAGATCAAAATTTAAAATTAGTAATGCAATATAAAAACATGGATGATTTAGAACAACATTATAAAGAACAAATGGCTGATTATGGTGAATATGATTATGCAAAAAGATTAAAAAATTTTGATTTAGATTTTGATTAAAAGGTGAAATAATGAAAACTTTATTTGAAAAATATTTATTTGAATCAGAAGATGATAATTATGATGAATATTTATCTGATTTAATGGAATTAGTATTTAAATTTATTGATTCTATTGACGAATCAGATTTAACAGATGAACAAGAAGAAATGATTGAAGATATTTTAGAAATGTATAATGAAGAACAGGAAGAAATAGATGAAGTAGCAAAAATTAAAGTTATTAGAGGTGGAAAGAAAGTAAAAAGATTACCACCTAAAAAAGGATATAAAGTTGTAAAGGGAAAATATGTAAGAATGTCTGCTCAAGAAAAAAACGTAAGAAAAAAAGCAGCTAAAAAAGCAGCAAGAAAACGTAAATCAAAATCTTCTGTTTCTTCAAGAAAAAGAGTAAAATCTATGAAGAAAAGAAAAAGTTGGTAATGTTTAATGTCTTACATGTCAACAAAGATAGATCCTAATAAACATTCTATATATAATCCAAAAAACAAAGAAAAATATATAGGAAAAGAAAATCCTGTTTGTAGAAGTTCTTGAGAAAAAGTTTTTTGTAGATATTTAGATAATAATAAAAATGTATTAGAATGGTCTAGCGAAGATGTGATCATTCCATATATGTTCCAAGGAAAAAAACATAGATATTTTCCTGATTTTTATGCTAAAATAGTTAATAATAATGGTAAGATAGAGAAATGAATAATAGAAGTAAAACCATATAAAGAAACACATCCTCCTTTAAAAAGGGGTAAAAAATCACATAAAACATTATTACATGAAAAAGTGACATGGGAAAAAAATAAGGCAAAATGAATATCAGCAAAAAGATTTTGTAAAAAAATGGGGTATTCATTTAAAATAGTAACAGAAAATGAATTATTTGGAAAATAATTAAAAAGGATTTATTATAATGGCATTATCAATATCAAAAAGATTTAAATTTAAAAAGATTTGATGAAAATCAGGTCATTTTTATACATTTAGATATTCAAATTATTATGAAGATCCTGAACCTGTTGTTGTATTATTATATAAATTTTCAGGCACACATCCTAATACAGGAAGACAATGAAGATTTATACAATGTATTAATTTAAATTATATACAAAGAAATGTAAGAAAAAACTTTGTACTAAATTGAAAGGAAGAATTAATAAGAAGAAATGGAAATGTTTTTTTAACATGAGAAACTATAAAAAGAAGGTTTCCTAATGTTGCTAATTCTAATGCTATAAGAAGATATTTTTATTCACCTTCATATTATATTCAAGATCCTGAATATATAGAATTAGATAATGTGGAAGATGCTGTTATTTCATCATGACATAAAGATTTTAGCAAAAAACTAAAAAGAGCTGCTATAAGAAAAATTAAAGATGCTAAAGCATTAGCTAAAAAAAGAAGTGGTGTATCAAAAATACTTGGTGCTTTATTTGGTGGGAGACGTAGATAGTTTTTTTATTATTTCATCAAATTTTTCTTTATATTCCTTTTCATTTATTATTATTTCATTTAATTCTTTTGTTATATTTTCTAATATAGTGATGATTTCATCTACTACTTCATGTCGTGATACTAAATAATCTAACTTCTGTTCACACTTATCTACATTTGCATCCATTTTATTTCT